GAGCATTATTTACAAAAGCTTTTATTATATTTTTATCGGTAGATGTAGAAGCGTCAAAATATACTGTATTATTTGTAGAAACTAAAGCTGTACTTGATCTGCCGTAGTCGTCCATATACATAATAGCTGCATCATAATTTCTGTTACTATGCAAACTAGAAGAGTCTGACACACTTGAAAAGGAAAAAACACTGTCTGTTGCTAACCCACGGGAAAGAGCTTGATTTGGCGGAGACACAACTTGAGTAATACTAGAATAAGAATAACTAAAATACTCATAAACATCCACAACAGTTCCTAATCCATCATTATATTGATATTGAATAGCAGGAGCCTGAATCCTCAACTCACTTCCAACAATAACTAACCTAAATCCCTGCTGAGGAGGTGTATTTGTGAACTTTCCTGAATTAACAAATTCATAAGTAACTGGATATGTTGGTGCTGCTGGTGGATTTATTACTTTATATAATTGATCAGACAAAGAATTTCCGTATACGGCTCCTGGAGAAATAGGTGTTAATGTACTTCCTATTCCTATAGCAGCGGCCATCTCTGGACTATTTAAAAATGCATTATAAGTGGTATAGTCACTTGTTGCTACTACTCTTGTTTCTAAAAAAAACTCTGTAGAAGGGGTGTTAGTAGAAAAACCAGTTGGAAACAAAGGGCTTGCAGTATCTCCCCCTAAAGGTATATTATAAGGAGCAGTCTGAACTACACTAGATGTTAGCTTAACCTGAATATTAAATTCAGAATTTATTAAAATAGGTAAAGTTATTGCTAAAGTAGACAGATCAAAATCTACACGATCTAGCGGTACATCTACAGATACCGAAGGGTTTATTATATTGCTTGCTCCTTGCTGTAAAGATGCAGAAATATTTGCATTTATTATAGTTTCTGACTTTCCTCTTGCTGTAAAATCAATAGGTATCTCTACTCCATTTTGAGTAACTATATCATATTGATCTATGTAATTACCATAAATAAGTCTATTACCCATTATTGTTTGGGCTTTAGCAAAACGAGGGACATTGTCATACCACCTTAGCAACTCATCTTGCCCTATAACACTATAAATCTTAGAATTAGTAAACCTTATAGACTGAACTGAATCGTCTGACCAGCCCATATCTGATTTCTTAAATCTCTCTATAACAAAAATTGTGCTAGTCCCTGATTCTTTGTATAATACCTCAACAGCTATAACTTGATCATTTCCCGTTCCAAAACTTATATCTACACCGTTATAAATATTTTCCATTCCTTCGTTGTAGTAATTGTCTGGATCAAAATAAAACTGACCTGGCTCATACGCAGGAGTAGTAAACAAAGAGGTTGCGCTGTATTCATTATCAACATATTGATAACGATAAGCAAAACACAAAAACTTATCTACCATATAATTCTCATCTCCTGCTACTTGTACTAAATTTAAAGACGGTACAGGAAGCTCATATATTGTTGCCCCGAATGTGTCTAAGTAAGATGAAAATCCAGGAGGTTTTACAATAACGTTTATCTCTTCATTTGTAAATGTATCTGTAGACCCTAAAGGGTTTCCATAACTTTTATTAATATTTATTTTTCGTGGAGGATTAAAATCATCTGTCCAAAACAATAAATTCTCTATTAAATCTACTCCTGTAATTAAATATTGAGGATTAAAATTTAAATTAACAACGCTAATTAAATGATAATCTACTATGCCTGTGGTAGTATTTAAAGATACTATTAAGTCTACCTTACCTGTTGCCGATACAGGATTTGCAGGATCATGAACAAACCAATATATGTTTTCATTAACTCCATCTTCATAAGCCCCTATACACCTTGCTTCATTTGATATGGGAGCGCCTTGAAACCTTAATGTAGTAATCTGTGTGTTTCCTTTTGAATTTTCAACAGCTCCTATTTCTGTCCCTTCAGTTGATCCAAGTCTTACGTTTAAAGCATTTATATATTGTCCAGCAGGTATTAAGCGTTCATCAACGCTTTTATTCATTTTACCAGCTATAAAATTTGTTTTAATATCCATATTATTTCAGCCATTTGTCCTGTCCTCTCATATTCATTAATAACCTACCTGGATGCATATTGCTTAATCTTAATTTAGCATTTCTTAATAAAGACGACTTGTCTTTTCTAGCTCTATTCACAACATATTCTTGCACACCATACTTACTATTTAAAATAGAATATCTTATGTATGCATATATAAACTCTTCAAAAAATTTATTAATTTGTATCTTAGAATTATTTCCTTGTTCCATTCCATCCGAAACATATTCTAAAACAACCGACTGACTAGCTAGATCGGATGATAAATATATAACTCCTTGCTCTTTGTTAATTGTAAAGGTTGGATTAACATTAGCTGTTTCAGTATTTAAACCAAAACGAGCTCCAATTCCATATTCAAAATACCACTCCCCATTACAGCAAATTCCTTCTTGCCCATTGTAAGGGCCGTTTCCTAAATACATAGCTCTCATACCGCCTCCTTGTCTAGATAAATCTACAAGTGAGTTCTCTGGCTTTAATACATTACCGTCTAAATCAAATAAAATCTGAGCATTATTATCTTGTAAGTAAGAGCTACTCCATTGAGTTTGAATGTTTTCTGTTAAAGGATATAACACCCCGTCTCTATATTGAGATATTCTTACATAGTTAACATAATCTTGCGGTAAAACAAATCTTGTTTGAGAGTCTACTGTTAATTGCAATATCTTTATCTCTTTCATAGCATCGTAATTCAACTCTTGAATACCACGCTTTGCATGAAATAATACTTGATACCTTTCTAAATTATTTAATATCTCATTATTACCTTGATATATTAACATAAAATTAGAAACTATATCTTCTAGGCTTACATATTGATACGATCCCCAATTAGCCTCTTTAGGGCTTACCTGGTTGTTTTCATAATATTGATAGTCAGTAATGTAAGTCATTTCTTATACTTGTATTTGGTTATCTTGTACTTCTTCGTTTTGCCCAAATGCTGAAACAGCAGGCTCTCTTATTTCAATACCTACATACTGACAAATTTTAGCAACTAAACTTGGCTCATCAGATAATGGTAATTCAAAGTCTTGATAGTCAAGGGCAGAAGAATTAAAAACTGGCTCCCCTACATTAACATTAACGTATGTCCATTTAGGAACTTTAGGGTATCTAATGTATTGTGTTTTAACCGCTCCAGCTGCCTGTATAGAAGTTGGGTATACCGTTATAGTGTTACCTGATAGTACATAAGCTGGAAACAAAGATGATGGAGCAGTAAGGGTTGAACTGGTTAAGTAAAATAATTTATTCTGACTAACTCTTTCTACTTCAGCTATTGTTGAGGCGTCAAATATACTGTAGTTTTCTGCCCCTAATATACTAACAAATATATTTGTAGCTAAATTTAAAGTTGTTGCGTCTACAACAGAATTAACAAACGACTCTTGTAGCGTACTTGTATTTACAACCAAACTTCCTGTTAATGGAAACACCGTAAAACCTGTTGCTCCTGTATTAAAAGCAGGAGGGGATGGCTGTCCAAATAAACTTGCGTCAATTAATTGATTGGTATTAGATGAGGTTGTTTGCCCCAGGCCTAATAATGTAGGGTAATGATATATCTTATTTATTAAATAATAATCTAACGGTAGCGTCCATGTGTTTGCTGTGTTTCCAATTAAAAAAGCTTCTACTGAAAATGAGTCTATAACTTCCACTAAACCTTTTACTATATCTGCATAGCCAGTTCCTGATAAACGCTGGTTTTCTTTGTTTATCCACTGGTTGTACTGATAAAAATAATCTTCAAATAAATCCATCTGCGCTTGTTGTGCATACAGATTAAAATCCTGAGGAGATAAATAGCCGTAATTATTTTTATTAATAATAGCTAATACCGTATTCCTTACATTATTGATCATAGCCATAGAAAATACTTTTTAAATATCTACAAATATAACAAAAAAAAAGAGGTTACTTTTTTTAGTAACCTCTCTTAAATATATATTAAATACTTTCTTTTATGCAGTTACAGAACTTAAAAAGAAATATTCTTGATTCGCTAAAGATGGTGCGTTTGTAGCATCTGTATCTGGATTTGTTAATCCTGGGAAATCAAATGTTACAGCTGTCCATTCAGTTAATAAAGATTCTGTTACAGCATCTGACAAAGCAGTTTGCATAGCTACTAACTCTGTTGCTGTCGGAGCAGCTTTAGATATAGCGTATGTTAGTGTTGTTGCCTCCGCACCATTACCAGTATAACTTAAAAGAACTTGAGCGTTTATAGCATCTGCTGTGTTAGCAACCATTTTTAAATTAGATGACATAATCATTTTCATATACTGATCTGGTGTATTAGTACGATATACTATATATACATCTCCAGTTACAAAAATGTCTCCAGCAAAATCTAAAGTGTCGTTAGGGTTTGTTGTTGTAGATATTCCTGTTACCACATCTAATGTAGCTCCAGTAATGTCATTAACAGTGTCTCCCACTTGCACCCCTAGTGCGCTAAAGTTTTTTGCAGTATCAATTAACTGGCTTGCAGCAGTTCCATCTGCTGTTCCTGAAGTTAATACTGTGCTTTCTGGAGAGAAAATTTGATATGAAGCACCTGCCGCTACACCAGTTCCTCTACCAGCAGTTAAGCCGATAGCATTTAATGCAAGTTCAGTATCAGAAGTTACCGCTGTTACAACATACATTTCATTGTTTGTTGTGTCAAATACGATATCCCCTACTAATACATAAGACTGAAAATTAGCCAATGTAGTATCAAATAATGTAACTCCTGTTGGAGCTGTTGAAGTTCCTGCCCCCACTACATTTAAAATAGGTATGTTTAAATATTTTTCCATGTTCATATTCATTTTAATTTATTGCTATTGAAGCAAGAGGGTTAGTAACTACTCCTGTTGTTGGATTTGTTGAAGATCCTACAGGAAGATATTTTGTTGATACATTAGTCCATCCAGTTTTTAAAGCCTCACTCATAGCGTTCTGAACTGAAACAGCTAGTAAAGGAATAGCTGTGGCTACTGCAAAATTTAATGTTACAACTTTTGTGTTAATATAAGCAAGCGTTACAGCAGTTGTAGTTGTCTGAGTTACAGATACTACATCTTTTATTGAAACAAGTTGCTCTTGGTTTAATGCGGCTCCTGCGTCTAGTACAGGGATGCTAAGAAATTTTTCCATAATAAATAATGTGATTAAGGTTAATAAATGTTATAATTTAACTATAGCTGATACTTGAAAAGTAGGGCTAAAAATTAAAGCTGGATTAGTCCATGATGTTTGTAATGCTTCAACTAATGCAATTTGTAGTTCTTGTCTAAATGCAGTTGAATTAGCAGGTACAGCAGCATGAGTTATTTGAACTTCTGAACTATCTCCATACCACAGTGTAGTTGTAGTTGTAGGATTTGCACCAGGGCCTGCCTGATCTCCCACTTCAATAACTTTTACATCAGTACACGGAACTAGTTGATAATTAACAATTACGTTAGCTGCCCAAATAGGTATGCTTAAAAATTTTTCCATAATAAATAATAAGATTAAGGTTAATAAAGCACAAAGATAAATAAACTATTGTTTATTATTTAAGCTCTTTTTTAAAAGTTTATATGTCTCTAAACCTTCATCAGACTGCATATATGAAGCTACAATGTAATATGGTTCTTCTCCAAAAGGAATAGTAAGTAGTTTGCTTTTATTCTTTTTAAGATTAAAATAAACATCTTTATTTGAATTTTTAAAACCAAGTAATCCTTGTTCAAAAAATTGAGCAACTACATTTGTTAACTCTAACATTGGATCATCTAATACCTCCATAAATTCATAAGGTTCATGTTTTGCAAAAAGCAACACATCTCTTTTTAATTCTGGTATAGACATTTTATCTACAGCAGCACCTAAGAAAACTCGGCACACGCTAATTAATTTGTCAGTATCTAATTCTCTTGCTAAAATCTGTGCATCTAATTCTATCTCTACATTTTCTAACTCTTCAGCAGCATCTCTTTTTTGATTTATCTCCACAAATACATTTCCGTTACCAGGATGTATAGATAAAAATTTCTGTAATACTTGATTTTCTTTTGGAACAACAAGCATTCCATCTTCAAAAACGATAGGCTCTAATATAGCATTACCATCTTGCTCGTCTTCAAATGGACTTTTTTGGTTTTTTGCATAACGAAGAGGTCTGTTAAGGCCTTGCTCTTCATCAAAATACATTAGTGTATTTCTTTTGTGATGTCTTGATGCTAACATGAAAGCTAAGGGTGTTTTACCTCCCGCTAGCTTATATGATTTGTTTTCTAACTTTTGATTTTTCATTTTATTTAATTTTTATTTGATTTAATTTAAAAAAAAGGAGAGGGTTACTAATAGGGCGTTTGCATGCGTGACTTTCACCCCCTCCTTCTATTATTGTACTACCTATCTAATTACTGCTGAAATATAAAGAAGTTATTCGCTCCTAAAGTACATACAGCTCTTTCAGACAAGAAGTTAACAGTCATACTATCTACAGTATTTGTTCTTGCACCACCAGCAGAACCAGTAATCCAAGTTTTGTAACGTCTGTCTTCTGATTCTGAAGCTCTATATCTAACATGAAGGAATGGTCTCTTAGCATTCTTACCTAAGATTTGGTCATATACAGTTGTTGAACCAGCAGGAACCATAAGTCCATTTACTCGTCCACCTTCTAGACCACCTCTCATTGTAGGATCGTTTAGGTATTTCCAGTCAGACTTATAGAAGTCATAACCTCTTCTAAATCCTGTGAAACCTAAATTAAGAGCCATCTCTTTATCATTATCAAATAAACCGTATGAAGTACCACCTGCTCCGTAAGAGTTTTGTGCTGCTAACATATCATCTATATCAAATGAGAAATTTCTATT